TTGTAAAAGATCTAATAATTCTTTTTCAGTTATATTAATTTTATGTTGATCAACTATATTTTTTAACTCTTGTAAAAAATTCATATTATTATTTCAAAAACATTTGTATTGTAATTCTAGGCACTAAATTATTTAAAACAGGAACAACTTTATGTTGAATTGGAGATTTTATAATAAGTAAAGAGTTTCTTATTGGTTTAATAAATCCGTTTATTTCTTCATCTTTATATATTAATTCACCTCCCCAACAATCGTCCCATCTATTATTTATATAATAAGTTATACCATATTTCCAATTACCATCATTGTGCCAATTAATTCCAGATCCTTTTTTCATATAGTGAACTACAAAACCCTCGGTATCACGAGTATCTAAATTACAATAAGGATTATAGTTTAATAAAAATTTAAACTTTTGAAATTGTTCAGAGTCTATACCTACAAAACATCGTAAAGGTGTTTCAATATTTTCATAAAGCATTTTACTCCAAAATTTTTTTGAATCATGTATATTTAATTTATTTCTATTTCTCGTAACAAAATTATGAATTTTTTTATAACTATCATAATCTAAAAAATCATTTATATACCAAATTTTATTTGGAATATTTAAACACAGATTCATACCATCATACACTTTTGAAGAAAATTAAAAGATATAGATATTCTTATGTCGTTAGATTCATTTGGATCTACTGAGTGAACTAGCCAAGATGGAAACATAATTAATTTACCAGAAGCTGGTTCATAACTAAGTTCTCTCCATAATCTTGAAGGTGGAGTTCCCTCTTTCATTCTAGGCCTAGACATTGCAGCAGCAGATCTTGGATCATCTATTCTTAACATACCAGAATTTTTTGATGCTTTAACATAATAAACACCAGACCATAAGGAGTTAGGGTGCATGTGTGCTCTGTTCATTCCCCCTGGAGGATTTATATTAGCCCACATACTTCCTAAAAAAGCTTCAGAGTCTAAATGTTCTTGTTGATAAATAGTCATTTGAGCTCTGTATAATAAATTAACTATTTCTTTATATTCTTCTTTTTTGTGCATATCAGTTGTGGAGTGCCACCCTTTGATATTTGTTCTTGTAACTCCCTTATCCTTATTAGCCCATGCTAATATATTTTTTTCTAAATTATTGTTTAAATTTTGATTTTTTAAATCACTAATATAAATTGAGGTTGGAAAATGTTCTTCTCTAAAAATCATTTAAAAGGAGGCCCACCAAACCACATAACTAAAGATTTTCTATTTCCCCGCTTTACTGGTTGTACCTTATGTCTAATAAAAGAAGCAAAAAAAATAGCATGACCTTGTTTTAATTTAACTGATCTATTCTCATCAAAAAATTCCATATCTCCACCTTCAAATTCATCTTCACGAGATAACAAACAACTCATAGATATTTTTCTTACAGGTGGCTGATTTGGGTGATCTAAAAAACTATCAACGTGCCAATTGTAAAAACCACCCTCTGAATACTCCGTATATTGAGCGTGTTCAGCAATCTCCATACCTTCAAAACCAAAATGGTTTCTATTGTATTTTAACATTACTTTTTCTAATTCTCTGTACATAGGAACTAAAGATTCAAAAGGTATAAAAGAAATATTAGAAAGTCTAGTATTTGGATTTATTTCACCTTTTTGCACACCTCCTATTTCAGCTTGTTGTTTAGGTAAACTTCTTCCAACTTCTATAATTTTATTACATTGATCGGGTGTGAATATCGGATCTTTTGTTATAACTATAAAAGATTTCCAACTTGGCTCTCGTGGTAATAACATCTTACGTTACTCCACTAGTTGTCATTGGATCAAATTGAACATCACAATTTGCAGCTAAAGTTCTTCTTATTTCATTTGTCCCATTAAATGGATAAACACAATGCCTCATATCATAAGGAAATATATAAAAATCTCTTTCATGTAATGATGGTGAATAATCTATTTTTGCAAATTGACCTACAGATGACCCTAGTATTTCTAACGCACCATTTGTAGGAATGTTTTCATTTGAGTATTCTTCACCAAAAGTTTTTGGAAGTTTTAAAATCATTACTGATGATAAACCTGTAAATATAGTTCCTCTGTGAATATGCACCGGATTATACTCGTGTTGTTTCATTTCATTTATCCAAACAGAGTCAAGACAAAATTCATACTTATCAATATTATTAAATTTTAAATATTGTTCAAAAACCTCTTCAAAATATTTTATTATATTATTTGGCAACACATTGTGTTTGTCCATTCTGCTTCCATCTGAAAGTCTTCTTTCACCTGTGCCATTGTGAAATAAAGAGTGTTCATTTTTAATTTTACCAATAAGTTTGTCATTAGCTTTTACTAATTTACGATGCTCATTTTCATAAATATCATTTATGCCAATAAAAATATCTAAAGGCACTTGAAACTTTAATACTGATTGACCTAAATAAATGTAACTAAAATTTGATGTGCTCATATTTTTTTATAATGCTTTCTGGTATCTTTTCTATGTAAGGGTTATACACTTTTCTAACAGGACCATCAAATAGTTTATGCATATTATTACCAACAACTTTATCATCATAAGATAAATTATTTATTTTAAATTGATCTAAATTTTCAAAACGATGATTAAAATAAGGTTCATCTATAAACTTATATATTTTTGTAAATTCTTTTTTAGGGTTTGCAACCATATCATCATACTTTACGAAATGGCATATGTTAGGGTATTTATATGCATTTTGAATAGATTTAATTTCTTTTACAATAGCGCCATCTTCTCGCATTAATTGTAGTAATTTTTCTTCATCATTATTTCCTAATTTGTTGACAAAAGAATTTGGGTTTTCATTATACCATTTCATATAACTGGCTAACACATCTATTAAATCTCTTAATAAAACTATGCATTTAAACTCATATTTAAAATGTTTTTTTATTAATTCAAAATTTCCAGGATCACCACTTGTCAATACAGGTCCTCTATCTATTATTATTCTTTGAGGCCAATCTTTATAATATAAATTATACACATTATCTAAAATATTATCTAAAGACTTATGATTAGGAAAATTTTGAAATACTTCAGTTTTTTTTAATAAGAATAAAACCTTCATTATGTCTAAAGTTATGGAATTAGCCGTTGCAGCTATTTCAGGGTTTTGATTCATGATACTTGCAAATAAAGTATTTCCAGATCTTGGTAGTGCAACTAAAAAAAATAGTTTACGTTTTGTTTTTTCCATCTTTAGTTATCTGTTCTTTCTTATAACTGCTTTCTAATTCACCACTTTTTTTAATTCTTTGCAGTGATTCTAATTGACCTAAGATATTAAATCTCTCTGCTTCAGAGGTGTGTTCATTTATGAGTTTTGATTTTCCAAAATATTGTAATCCATAAGAGTGTAATTGATGTTGATTAACATCTTGATCATCAAATGATCCATCATTAAATTCTTTTTTTAATTTAGACCACATTTTAATTTCACGCATTCTATGTTGTGCAATTTTTTCCATAGATGCTTTCTGAAATCTACATTCATCTAAATCTATTTGATATTTAGTAACCTCATAATCATCATTTTCAGTTTTAATTTTCTTTTCTAACCAAATTATTTTTGCATCATTTCGTCTATACTCAAAAGATAAATTCATAAGATTATCTAAATAACTGGATTGTTCTCTAACACACTGCCAATACTTTGCAGCTTTAGTTGGATATCTATTGTCTTGTAATACGGAAAATCTTGCTTCTGTTTCTGTTCGAAATACTTGTTGTTTATTCCATGTATCACGAAGCTCATCTACCATATTTTTAAAATCTGCAAGGTCTTGAGATTCTAGTAGATTATTTAAATGAGTTTCTTCTTTTTCTATTAATTCTTTTAAATCTTTCTTATCTTTCATATTAAAATATATATATTATTTTAATAAAATTTCAAATATTAACTAGTTGTAAAAGTTTTAGTGACGAGTCCAGCTCCAGCAAATTCTTCAGTAGCAGGATTACCATTAGGAGGTGTTCCACCAGCAAACATAGATGAAGTAGATGTACCCATAGGGCCATGAGCTCCTTTAGATCTTGCAGTTGACATATCGACCGTTTCAGTCCAACTAGTTCCATTCCATTGTTCTGTTTTACCTGATTGTGATGGCTCTGTTCCTCCAAAAGCAACTGCTGCTGTTGCGATTCCCGCACCACGTAGATCATTTCGTGCAGTATTTAAATCACCTACTTCAGACCAAGAAGAACCATTCCATAATTCTGCATTTGCATGAAGAGGACCCGTTGGGCTTTCACCACCAGCATAAATTGCAGAAGTATTGTCGGCTCCTGCTGCAGTTCCACTAACTCTCGCTGTATTCATATCTGTTATTTCAGTCCAATTAGTTCCATCCCAAGATTCTACAATTCCAAGACTAGGAACTCCTGGATTAGATCTTCCAATAGCTAAAGCTGAGGTTGATGTACCAGCGCCAGCAGCAAATCTTGCTCCTGTGACCATACTATTAGTACCTGTCCAAGAACTTCCATTCCAAGACTCAGATGATGTTGTGTTTCCTGGAGTTAAAAATCCTCCAAATGCTAAACCTGCAGTTTGATTTCCTGCACCACCAACTCCATACCTAGCAGTTCCTAAATTATTTACTTCAGTCCATGCAGTGCCATTATATTGTTCTGTGTTTGCTGTTTTGGGGTTAGGTGGTTCTCCTCTTCCACCAAAAACTAAACTAGCATCTTGACCTGTTCCTCCCCCTCCTAAACTATGTCTACCAGTATTTAAATTTCCTCCTGTTGACCAAGCGGCTGTTTGGCTAATGGTGCTTCTATAAGCAGTATCAGTGCTGTTATACCAAACCTGACCTTCTAAAGCTGTAGAAGGATCTGAAGAAAAGTTTTGTACTTTAGTTCCTGATATTTGTTTATAAGTAGCCATATTACTCCTCTAAAGTTATTGTTGTGGGTCTTGCCCCTAATCTAGTATTTTTATCCTCAGGTGTTTCACCTTCAATATTATTATTGTCCCAGCTAGTTTGTTGTGCATTTATTTCAGTATCAACAATAGTTTGTGCTTCTGATAATGTTTTTCTAATACCATCGACTCCAACTATCCACATATTAGCGTCTTTATTATTTGCAGGCACTCTCCAAACACCTCCTGCATATTCTTTAGGTAAAATTTTTCGAGAATCATCTTCAGATATAAAACCTTTTCCCCAATTAGTCGCTGTACAATACTGATAATTTGCCATAATTATAATTTTTACTCCACTATTTTTAAGTTGTCAATGTCAGAGCTCGTAGTCATAATTATTTATTCTTTAACAGCCAACCTTGTGTTGAATCTGTAAAGACTAAACAATTAGCTGCTCTTTCAACATCAATCGTTAAATCTGCTGCATCTCCTTGAATTTTTTCTGAGTTTCTTGCTATTGTTATGTTATTTGAATCCGCTGTGCCAGCATAATCTATAAATGAAACTTCATCACCTATTGATGGTGATGATGGTAAAGTCATTGTAATAGCAGCC